TAGAGCTTTAGTAACTATTTTATGGGAAAGGTTAAAAACCACTTGACAATTAGATGACTTTATGATATAATGTGTTATGAAACTTAATATTGCCGATTGGGGAACCATTTTTGGAGTTGTTGCCGCAATATTATTGGCATTGAATATAACTATTAGTCCATATTCCTTTATATTATTTGGAGTTTCTTCAATTCTTTGGTGTATTTATGGGTATAGGATTCATGAATATTCTTTAATGTGGATGAATGTTGTTTATTTTGTTATTGACATTGTAGCTATTTATAGATGGTTTTTTTAAATTTAATGGAGTATTAAAATGAGTATTTTAATAAGAAGATTGGTTTTATTGGGATTGATGTTTGGTTTAATTATAATGTTATTACTGTTTCCAGCTTTAGTTGGTAATAAGGTATTTACTGATGTTGAGATAGAGGAAGTGCAGAATCGTATATTAGTGGGGTAATCTGCCATGGATAAGTTAACTATACAGAAAATTATAGTTACTATGTTGTGCATAGTAGTTGGTTTTTTATGGATAGTATTTGTTATACCGATTGTAAATGGTGATTATGCGAGTGTTCACGATCATGATAGAGATACACATACTGAGATAGATTATAGTCATGACTATATTGCCAAAAAGAATTTATGATTTTATAATAGATATATTAATTGAATTGATATGTATTAATATAGTTTGGTTTTGTTTTTTAATTAGTTTAATATGAGGATATATGTATAATTTTTTATGTGTTTTATTGAGTGTTTTGGGTTTTTTTGTTATTCTAGGGGTTGTTGATTCTGCGACGTATGATATTGGTTCTATGATTTCATATTCGTTTGTTGGGTTTTTATCAATGATTACTGGTGCTGCGTTATATGAGGGTGGTTGATTATGAATGATATTAGAAGTAAGAGCGGAATGGTTAACTCTTTAAAAGATGGTGTGTGTGAAGTAACTTTTAATAAAGTTAATGGTGATTTACGTGTTATGTCATGCACATTAGATATGATTTTTGTTCCTGAATCGTTTTTACCAAAGGGTAATGGTAATGTATCTGAATTAGTTATTTCTGTGTGGGATGTTAACTCACAGGGTTGGAGATCATTTCGACCAGAGAATGTTATTGAATTTAAGTATTTATATAATTATGCAGGACAGTCGGAAGAGTGGTATGATATGACAAAAGAAGATTTTGTCAAGAAATATTGTATTGAAGATTGGGATAGACATGAATATGAATTTTATACATATTCAAAAGAGGCGGATGATATGATAGAAGAGGCTAATAGGGTTATTGGAGTATGAGTATGAGTGATGATGTTGAAACTATGAGTATGATTGAATTTGGTAAAAAATATGGATATAAGTATATTAATGTTTGGTTGGCTGCAAGGAGTACTTCTGTAGTTGATCATATAGAAGAATTGTTAAAAAAATGAGTTAGGAGAGTAGGTGTAGTATTATGTCTAAAATGAATTTACATGATATAGATTTTGAGTCTGAGAACGATTGGTTAGAAATGGATAAAGAGAGTTTTATTTCTATGTATGGTAAAATTAGATGGGAACAAATAGAATACAGAAATACTTTTAAGGATAAAAAAGTAAGTAAGAAATTTCAAAGGGATGAAGATGTGTTCTGATTATTAAGAGAGGGATAGGTATATGGATATACAAATAAAATGTGATAATTGTGAATCTGAATATGTGGTGGTGTTGATGGATGACGATGATAATGGTGTTAAATACTGTAGTATGTGCGGAACTAATGTTGACGTGACGGAATACCTTAGTTTAGATTTTGGTGAATAAATTGGTGATATATGATATTAATAGATTTTAATCAAATTATAATAAGTTTATCTATTAGGGAATTGAACAATACGTTAAGAGAGGAACCAGATGATATAGTTGAATATTCTGCGGTTATGAATTTATTTTTAGAATATGTATTATCTGTTAAAAAGAAATATTCTAAAAAATATGGTAATATTGTTATATGTTGTGATAATAAACATTTTTGGCGAAAGGATATATTTCCGTATTATAAACATTCTAGGAAGAAAGATAGAGAGACTTCTAAATTTGATTGGAAATTTGTATTTGATGGCATGTCTTCCATAAAGAAGGATTTGGTTGATTATTTTCCATATAGAGTGTTAGAGATTGATAAAACTGAGGCAGATGACATTATTGCAATTTTGACTAAAGAGTATCATCATCTTGAAAAGGTATTGATATTATCTTCTGATAAAGATTTTAAACAATTACAAATTTATGATGGCGTGTTTCAATATAGTCAAAGTGCTGGTAAGTTTTTAGTTACTGATAACCCATTAAAGTTTTTAAGAGAACATATTATAAGGGGTGATAGATCAGATGGAATTCCAAATATATTATCAGATGATGATGTATTCGCAACTGGTAAACGGCAGACATCTTTACGTAAAAAAAGTATAATTGATATGATGGATATATCGAAGAACCCTTCAGAATTTTGTAATGAGGATATGATTAGAAGATATGATAGAAACAAACAACTTATAGATTTTTCATGTATACCAGATGAAATTGTTAATAATATATTGGATTCTTTCGTTAAATCTCCAAATGGTAACAATCGTACTATGATGGAATATTTTCAAGCACGTAGAATGATGATGTTTTTTATGCAATTAGATAATTTTAAAGAGGATATAAATGAAACATATACACGAAGTATTTTTTGAGTTTGATGAGGCAAAGAATACAAAAGAAAGAAAACATGTGTTATTGCAAAATAATAGTAAGTTATTATTAAAAACATTAAAATTGATGTTTGATGATTTTCATTTTGCATTAGATAAAGTGCCTAAGTATACTCCTGATGATTCTCCGGAGGGATATACTCTAAGTAATTTGCATAAAAGGTTATCAGAATTTGAAGTATTTTTAGATGAATCTTATTTCGTTAATTATAGGAGTGAACATAGATTTATTCAATTCTTGGAGAGTTTACATCATAAAGAGGCTGAGATTGTTGTCAAAATTATAAATAAAAAAATGAAGGTTAAGTGGTTAACTAGAAGATTAGTAGACGAGGTGTTTCCAAATTTATTAGATTGAATATGATTAATACAAAAAGGACAGTAAGTGCAAGTATAATATTGAGTGAAGATTATGGCATTGATGATAATGGTTGTAATCTTGTTGTGTATTCTAAAAAGACACAGGCGTGGTTTGACCGTACTATGAGAATGAGAAATGGTATATTGTTGATGGGGCATAATACATATAAGCAATTATTTAGTATATTACCAGAAGATTATATGAAGTATGTTGTGACTAATAATGAAATAACATATGATGAGAAATCATTTAAGATTAATATATCTGATTCATTGTCGTGGTTGTCCGATCATTCACATATGAATGTACATATTATTGGTGGGTATTATACATATATGACATATTGGAAATATATTAATATGTTTTATATTGCGACAGTATTAGATAAAAAAATAAATAGTAATTTATATATAGAGAGGGATTATATGGAAGAAATGGAATCTAATTTCGAACAGACTTTCTGTAAAGAAAGTGATAATTTAGAATTAAGAATAATGGTAAGAAAATAGATGCCTATATATACATTTAAAAATAATGATACGGACGAAGTATTCGATAAGTTTATTAGTATATCTGAAAAGGATGTATTTTTATCAGATAACTCTAATATAAAACAAATAATTGGTGCTCCTAAGATAATATCTGGTAGGGGTGATATGAAAGTCAGTGAGGGGTTTAAAGAGGTACTTTCTAAAGTTGCAGAGAATAATCCTTATACCCCACTTGCTGAGAAGTTGGGTGGTAGGGACGCGAAAACTGTAAAGAATACAGAGATTATTAATAATGCAAGAAAGAAAAGCGGTTTAATTTAAAATTGAGAAAGGAGAAGTAAAAATGGGTAATATTATTGGTATTGATTTGGGTACTACTAATTCATGTGTAGCTGTATTAGAGAATGGTAAGGCAGTAGTAATTGAAAATGGTGAAGGTTCTAGGACGACACCATCTATAGTTTCACATTCGGATTCGGAAATATTAGTAGGACAGTCGGCTAAGAGACAATCGGTGACTAATCCAAAAGATACATTGTTTGCGGTTAAGAGATTAATTGGCAGAAAGTTTAAAGATGATGCAGTTCAAAAGGACATATCTATGGTGCCTTATGACATTGTAGAGGCGGATAATGGTGATGCGTGGGTAAAATCTGGTGGTGAGTTATTATCTCCCCCAGAAATTTCATCAAAAATTTTAATGAAATTAAAAAAAGATGCGGAGTCGTATTTGGGTTCTGATGTAACACAGGCAGTTATTACTGTTCCTGCTTATTTTAATGATTCACAAAGACAGGCAACAAAGGATGCTGGTAAGATTGCAGGACTAGATGTTATGCGAATTATCAATGAACCTACTGCGGCAGCTTTATCTTATGGTTTAGATAAGGGTGATGTTACTGATGATAAGGTAGTTGCTGTTTATGATCTTGGTGGTGGTACTTTTGATGTTTCTATTATTGAGATGTCGAATGTGGATGGGGAATATTCCTTTGAAGTATTGTCTACTAATGGTGATACATTTTTAGGTGGTGAGGATTTCGATTTACGACTTATTGATTATCTCTGTGATGAATTTAAAAAAGAAAATGGTGTAGATCTTCATAATGATCCTATTGCATTACAACGATTAAAAGAAGCGGCAGAAAAGTGTAAAATTGAGTTGTCATCGACTCAAGAAACTGAAGTAAATTTACCATATATTACTGCGGATTCTACTGGTCCTAAACATTTAAATGTTAAGATTTCACGTTCTAAATTGGAGAAGATGGTATCTGAATTAATTGAACGTACAAAAAACCCATGTGTTACTGCGTTAAAGGATGCAGACATTACTAAGGTTGATGATGTTATTTTAGTTGGTGGGCAAACTAGAATGCCTAAAGTTCAAGAAATGGTAAAATCTATTTTTGGTATTGAACCGAGAAAGGATGTAAATCCTGATGAGTCAGTTGCTCTTGGTGCTGCTACACAGGGTGGTGTGTTATCTGGTGGTATTGACAATGTGTTATTGCTTGATGTTACTCCATTGTCATTAGGTATTGAAACGATGGGTGGTGTTATGACCACATTAATTGAAAAGAATACCACCATTCCAACGAAAAAAAGTGAAGTATTTTCGACGGCAGAGGATAATCAATCAGCTGTAACTATTCATGTTCTTCAAGGTGAACGTTCAGTTGCTTCTGGTAATAATTCTTTAGGTAGATTTGATTTAACAGAAATTCAACCAGGACCACGCGGAACACCACAAATTGAAGTTGAATTTAATATTGATGCTAATGGTATTATGCATGTTTCTGCCAAGGATAAAAACACTGGTAAGGAACAATCAATTGAAATTAAATCTTCATCGGGGTTATCTGATGAAGATGTAGAACGTATGATTAAAGAGGGTGAAGAACATAAAGATGCAGATGATAAGTATACTGCGTTGGTTGGTGCAAGAAATATGGCGGAAGGATTTATTAATGATGTTGAGAAGAAATTAGCAGACGAAGAAATTATAGTACCAGATGAAGAACGTGAGAAGATCGTAAATAGTGTTTCTGAATTGAAAGAATCTATGTCTGGTGAAGATTTAGATGATATTAATACTAAAGTGCAATCGTTGGCTGAGTTATCTGCAACTTTACAAAAGCCAGTTCCGGAACCTGAAGCAGAAGTCGTTGATGGTGTCGTTCCCGAAGAGGCAGAAGTTGTAGATGCTGAGATTGTGGAACCGACACCAGAAGAAAAAACAGAAACTAAATAATTCGGTGATTTGATGTCTAAACGTGATTATTATGATGTATTGAGTGTGAAGAAGAATGCATCTTCTGGTGATATAAAGAAAAGTTATCGTAAGTTGGCAATGAAATATCACCCTGATAAAAACCAGGGTGATACTGTTTGTGAATCTAAGTTTAAAGATGTTACTGAGGCGTATGAAATTTTGTCTGATCCTGAAAAACGCAGACAGTATGATACATTTGGACATGATACACAAAGACAGGGTGGACGTGGATTTGATCCATTTTCAGATATATTCGGTGGGTTTGGGCAACAACAACAAAGTCGTCCAAGACAAAACCATAGGGGTCGTGATGTTGAATATACGGTTTCTTTAACTTTACAACAATCTGTATATGGTGATGATTTAGAAATAAAGATACCAAAGGAATATAGATGTACACCATGTAGGGGTAGTGGTATATTATCTCCTAAAGATGAGATTGATTGTCGTTCTTGTGGTGGTACTGGTATGTTATATCATTCTAATCTGTTTGGCCAACGGGTTGCTTCTGAGTGTGGTTATTGTAGTGGTCGTGGTAAGGTTATAATAAAACCTTGTAAAGTGTGTAATGGGGAAGGTTATACAAAAAAACAGGAAAATTTTAAATTAACTATACCTTCTGGAATAACCAGTGGTGAGAGGTTAAGATATCAAGGACGTGGATTTACTAACAAAGATAATGGTGTTGTCGGTGATTTATATATATCAGTTAAAATATTACCACATGACATATATCAACGAGATGCTTTTAATTTGATTCGTAAGTTAGAGGTTGGATATTCCACTTTGTGTTTGGGTGGTGAGGTTCAGTTAACTTTATTAGATAATACCACTCTTAAAGTTAGAATATCACGTGGGAGTGTTGTTGGTAAGTTATTAAGAATAACTGGTAAAGGTATACGTCGAGGTAATGGTCGTGTTGGAGATTTAATATGTAGTATTGATTTGCAAATTCCTAAAAATATTAATTCTAAACATGAAAAGATATTACGGTCTTTGTCAAAGTTTTAATAGGAGTTTAAAATGGGATGGTTTGAAATAGTTTGGTTATGTATATTGTCATTTGTGATTTTATGTAATGTTATGAATATGTCGGTGAAGGCTGAAGATATTACAAATAAAATATTGTTAGGTATTTTATTTGTATTAATACCGATATGGATAATTATTGCAACAGGACTCATTTCGGTTAAGGACAACATACCATGATTGGACATGATAGGGCATAGGAATATAATATGCTTATGTAATGATATTAGTTATTGTGAATTGAAGTTAGATTTGGTTAAAAAATTATTAAAAGATGATAGCACGTGGCATTGTGGTAGGTGTTATATGTTATTATTGGAACGTAAGAAATTTATGAAATTAAAGGAAGACCTTGAAGAAGGGGGATAGTAGTTATGAAATATAAGTTAAATGATGTATATATTGTAGATGGTAGTAGGACACCTTTTTTAAAGGCTAAAGGAAGTCCTGGAAAGTTTAAGGCATTGGATTTGGCTATTCAGGTGGTTAGACCTATGTTGATTCGTAATGATATTGGTAATGATGATGTGGATGAATTGGTTGTTGGTTGCATGAACCCCAACGCCGATGAGTGTAATATTGCAAAATTGTTAGCATTACGATTAGGACTTAATGTTAATATACCGGCATATACGGTACAACGAAATTGTGCTTCTGGTTTGCAGTCAATTGATTCGGCATATAGGAGTATATCTTGTGGACAGTCTGATTTGATTATTGCTGGTGGTACGGAAACTATGAGTAGGGCACCATTATTATTTAATGATGATATGACTATGTGGTTGTCTGAATTTACATTAGCTAAGACATTTTCTAAGAAGTTGTCTGTGTTACTTAAGTTTAGACCTAAGTTATTAGTTCCAGTGATTAGTTTATTACGTGCATTAAAAGATCCAACTATTAATTTATCAATGGGACAGACTGCCGAGAATTTGGCATATAAGTTTAATATATCTAGAAATGATATGGATGCTTATTCATTAGATAGTCATATGAAAGCGTCTATCTCACAAAATACTAATGTATTAGAGGATGAGATTGTTACTATATATGATACTGATGGGAATTTTTACAATAAAGATGAATCTGTTAGATCCAAGAACACTATTGAAAAATTAGGGAAATTAAGACCAGTTTTTGATAAAATATTTGGTAATGTGACTGCGGGTAATTCTTCACCTATTACGGATGGTGCTTCATTTGTTTTGTTGGCAAGTGAGGATGCCTTGGATAAGTATGGGTTACGTGATAAAGCTATTGCAAAAATTATTGATACTAAGTGGGCTGGAGTAGATCCATCAGAGATGGGATTGGGTCCAGTTCAGTCAATAGTTCCTCTTGTTATGAGAAATGGGTTACGATGTGATGATATTGATAGTTGGGAATTAAATGAAGCTTTTGCATCACAAGTTATTGGTTGTACAAGGGCAATGAATGATGCGGATTATTGTTTATCTGAGTTTGGATTGGATGAACCATTTGGGATAATACCTGATGAAAAATTAAATGTTCATGGTGGTTCTATTAGTATAGGACATCCTGTGGGTGCTTCTGGAACACGGATAGTATATCATTTAATTAAGACGTTAGAATCAAATGGTGGTCATTATGGGGTTGCATCTTTATGTATTGGACATGGCCAAGGTGGTGCAATATTAGTTGAAAATTTAAAGAGATAACTTATGAATTATAAACATTTTAAATTAAAATATGATAATAATATAGCATGGGTACATTTTGATTATTCTTATGGTAGTATGAATGTATTATCTGGTGAAGTATTAACGGAATTAAAAGATGTATTATTAGAGGTTAAATCTGATAATCCTGATGGTATGGTTATTTGTTCTGATAAATCAACTGGGTTTATTGCTGGTGCTGATGTTACAGAATTTAAGGATTTCCATGAGTATGATGATGCTTATGAAGCCATTACTAAAGGACAAGAAGTGATGTGGTTAATTGATGATATGGAATTTCCTACATTGGCATTAATTAATGGATTGTGTCTTGGTGGTGGATTGGAACTTGCATTATCATGTGATTATAGAATTATATTAGATTCTCCTAATATCCGAGTCGGATTTCCTGAAGTTAAGTTGGGGATACATCCTGGATTTGGTGGTTCTGTTAGGTCTATTAGAGTTCTTGGTGTTATTAAGGCTATGGGTATGATGTTAAGTGGACGTACTTTATCAGTATATCAGGCAAAAAAGATGGGATTAGTTGATTATGCAGTTCCTGAACGTTTATTAGTTAAATCTGCGGAAGATGTACTTGCAAAGTGTCCTCCCGTTAGACGACCAGATAAATTAGATTCTGTATTGAATTCTGGTATTGGTAGAAAGTTATTATCAATGCAGATACGTAGAAATTTAAGGAAAGAGGCAAATAAACAACATTATCCTGCTCCATATGCTTTAGTTGATATATGGGAAAAATATGGATATGATGAGCATCATTTTATGAATGCAGAGGCGGAGTCGGTTTCTAAGTTAGCAATGACAGATACTGCAAAGAATTTATTACGAGTGTTTATGTTACAGGATTTACTTAAATCTTCTGGTGATAAATCTAAGTTAGATCTTAAACATGTCCACGTTATAGGTGCTGGTGTAATGGGTGGAGACATTGCAATGTGGGCGGCTCTAAGGGGATATAAGGTGACTTTACAAGATATTGATGATAACACCATAGCTGCCGCAATGAAAAGATCGTATAAATTTTATGTAAAAAGATTTTCTGGAAAGGATTATTTAATCAATGACGTGTATGATAGGTTGATTCCTGATAAAAATGGATATGGTATATCTTCCGCAGATATAGTCATTGAAGCTATTGTTGAAAATGCGGATATTAAACGTCAATTATATAGTGAATTAGAATCTGAAATGAAACGTACTGCTATATTGGGCACTAATACATCTTCTATCAAGTTGGAAGTATTATCAAGTGAAATGAAAAATCCTGAGAGATTAGTTGGTATACACTTCTTTAATCCAGTTGCAAAAATGCCTTTGGTTGAAGTGGTATATTCAGATATTACATCAGAGGATGTTATAGAGAAGTCTATGTCATTTTGTAGACATATTGATAAGTTACCATTAAAAGTCAAATCGAGTCCAGGATTTTTAGTTAATCGTGTGTTAATGCCTACACTTATTGAGGCTATTAATATGTTGGATGAGGGATATAGTAAAGAAGAAATTGACAATTCTTTTACTGATTTTGGTATGCCAATGGGTCCATTATTATTGGCAGATACTGTAGGACTTGATGTTTGTTATTTTGTTACGGATATAATAAGTGAGGATCTTGGAATTACTGTTCCAAAAAGATTAAAGAAGTTAGTAGACAAGGGTAAATTGGGTATCAAATCTGGTAGTGGGTTTTACATATATGACAAAGGTAAACCCGTGGATGCGGTTTATGCGGATCCTAAAATAGAGATAACGACAAGGTTAATTGAAAAAATTATTAGAGAGTGTAAATTATGTTTGTATGATGGTATTGTAGAGTCTGCTGATCTTATAGATTCTGGTATTATTTTTGGTACTGGATTTGCTCCATTTAGAGGTGGTCCATTACATTATTCAGATGAAACAGATAAAGAAATCACTAAACAATATCATTCTCAAGATGCACAATTAGTGGAGAATTTAGATGGGCAAATATTATAGTGCAGATGGTAAAGTAGGAGTTCTTATACATGCTGGTTGGGGTAGTGGATTTTCCATTAAACCCCAATCACTTAGAATGGATGCTGAATTAATTTATGAATTTTTGCATGGGGATGAGAAATCATTTCATAAACAGGTGATGGAGATGTCAGAACCAACTCATAATTTATATGAGTTTGATAATATGAGATTGTCATATGTTACAGAGGGGTTAAAGTTTTATGTTCGTGAGTATGATGGGTATGAAGATATTGTAACGGAGGAAGATTTAAAGTTAAAAGCATAATAGTTTGAAGTATATTTTATGTATGTTGGACGTGGGTGCGATTCCCACCTCTTCCACATAAATTGTCTAGTGTAGATGTATAATGCATATATACGGAATGTGTGACACACGGTATACTTAGTAGAATAGATGGAGCGTACGAAAGATGGTGAGGGGGAATTCCCCCAGAGCCAACGGGTTCATTTAACTTAGCACCAAACCAGCGATGATGGGTTCTACAATGTATATATGGACGTATGTGAACACGGGACAACAAACTCCCGGGTATCCTTAGCCGCAAGTGGCGTTCATGAAGTTCTGCAGGACTTTTGGGTTGTGACTAGACAATTTTTGTGGGGGAGAACAGATTCGACAATGTACTATATTGTATATGGACTATTCATCAAGAAAGATGTAAAAATCAAAAAAATAAATGCAGATGATAATTTTGCGGTTGCAGCTTAGTATATAAGTATGCGGAGTTTGGGGATACTTGGCAACAGAAATCCTCTTATATATATAATGTGGGTGTTGGAAAATACCCACATTATGTTTCATTTTTACAACAAAGAGGAAAAAAATATGAAGAAGGTATTAATTTTATTAACTGTATTATTTGCATTTACAACAACGGTGGCTGTTGCAGATTCATTTTCAATGAAAATGAAGGATGCTGGTTTTCGTTGGACTCAAGATATGGATAACTTAGATAATTTTTGGAGTGGTGATCAAGATACTAATGGTCTACGATTATTCACTACTGCTTATGTTGGTTCAAAATCACATGAAGTTACCATGATGTATAATAGACAACAAATGTCTGGACCTTGGGATTTATTTGAAGGGAATGATCAACATCTTGAAAATGTAGCGGTAGAGTACCGATATAATTTCAATTAATATATTTATTATGAATAATTCCGCCAATTTGACGGAATTATTCTAACCAGAAGATATATGTGCGGGGTGGTATATGAAAAAGTTAGTTAAAGTGAATTTGATATTATTAATTATTATTTCGTCTATTGGGTGTTCTAATATGTCCCCAATAAGAATATCGGCTTCACAAACATTAGAAGGTAAAATTATAATAGGAGAGTAATATGAAAAGGTTAGTTAAGTTGAGTTTGATAATGTCAATTATTATCATGTTGTATGGTTGTTCTAAGATGGATACAGTAAAATTGGCGGCATATCATACAGTAGAACGATATTGTTCTATTAGTGATATGGGCAGAGTTGCCCTTCGTGAACAAGTAAGTGAGGCTGTGGCGCCAAATTCAATAAAAGTTAATTGTTCTGGAGATTGATATGTTAAATAGGGAATTTAGTTATAAAAATGCAACGTTTTTTTCTGGATTGTCTATGAATGCTTATTTGGATGTTGCAGATTTCTCAGAAATATATTCAGAGAAATATGATATTAAGTTTTTTAATAATGGGTCTACTCAATGTTATGGATTATGGGATGATGAAGATATTATATATGTATTTCGGGGGACGGAACCGACACAATTGTCAGATATTGAGGCAGATATAAAATTTAGAAAGGTTGAATCAGACAGTATTGGTAGTGTTCATAGGGGGTTTAAGGGTGCATTAGACTTGATATATGATGATTTGTTTCAACATTATGTAGATTATTCAATAGTCGGAGATAAACACAGGAATGTATATTTTACAGGTCATAGTTTGGGAGCTGCTTTATGTACTTTAGCCTCATCACGATTTGGTGGAAAAGATTCTATAGGATATACTTTTGGGTCGCCTAGAGTGGGTGATTCTGATTTTGCATCTTCGTTTACTCCAACATTTTATAGATTTAAAAATAATTGTGATATAGTTACACGACACCCATTAGAACTTGTTGGATTCAGACATATTGGATTATTAAAATATTTTGATTGTAATGGTAGGGTTGTTTCTGGATATTCTAGAATGTATTTGATTGGACAATATATATGGGGTATGTGTGGTGGATTATTGCAATTTGAAATAGATTCTTTTAATGATCATTCATCATCAGGGTATCATGACTGTTGTGCGTGGGCTGAACATTTAGAATCGACAAGGGGTAATCCAGAAGAACTATAGAGATGTTAGATATTATGTAATACTTTTAAATAAAGGTGGTTGTATGAATTTAGGACATTTTTTAATAGAACAATTAAAGTTATATGGTGCAGGTCATATATTTGGTATACCAGGAGATTACACGTTAAATTTTATGCGTGAAATTGAAGAACATTCTGATATGGAATATGTTGGAGTGAGTAGAGAAGATTCTGCTGGATATGCCGCAGATGCATATGGTAGATTACGTGGTTGTGGTGTGGTATGTGTCACGTATTCAGTTGGTGCTATGAATATTATGAATTCGGTTGCTGGTGCCTATGCGGAAAGGTCACCAGTTGTTATTCTTGTTGGTAAACCATCATCTGATGATTTATTGGTAAATCCAAATAGACATCACACAATCAATAATGCAAATACACAAAGGGATATATTCAAGAATATAACCACTAATACTTATTCGTTAGATTCTGAAGATATGTTTTTTAATATGTCTATGATTCATTTGGCATTGAATAAAATGCGAAAACATTCTAGACCAATTTATATTGAATTTTCAAATAAAGATATAGTACGTTCAGTTGATGAATATTTGAAGAAATTTCAAACAGTATATGGGGATGATGTACCATCAAAAATCTTTCCAGCATATGTGAAGGATTCTAATAATGTCATTGTTAAGGATACTCCATTTTCTAAAGAATGCAAATCTATAAATTTACCATATGATAATTTGAATAAATTTAAATCTGCAAGTAATAGGGTTTTAATTATTGGTCATGAGGTATTTCGTAATTCATTAGAAGATCATATTCTTAATTTTGCAAAGAAGTTTAATATTCCAATATTTACAACTTTGCTTGGTAAATCCACCATTTCAGAGTTTAGTCGAAATTCTATTGGGTGTGTTTCTGGTTTATTTTCTGATTCGTCAGTTATTGATGAGATAAAAAAATCAGACTGTATTGTTACTATTGGTATGGTTAATACGGATATTGAATCATTTGATTTTGCTGCTGATATTTCTATTAATATGGATGATGGTATCATGTTTGAAAATAAACATGTTAAAACATTAAAATCTACAACTTCTAGTTTTTATGAGATGGTTCGTTCATTTTTGGTATATTTAGATGATTCTGAGATTCAATCTGATAATTCTATAAGTAGATGGACTAATATTGTAGATACCAGTAAATTGTCATTTAAGTCACATGACATGACGAATCCTACTAAATTGGAATATGTATTTGATACTATAGGTGAATTGATAAGTGAGGATCATATAGTAATATCAGATATAGGTGAATCGTTATTTGGTATTATTGATGTTCCTATGAGGAAAGGACAATTTTTATGTATGGCATATTATACATCTATGTCATTTTCGGTTCCTGCCGCAGTTGGTGTTAAGTATGCAAAACCACATAAAAGACCAATAGTCATTGTTGGTGATGGTGCCTTTCAAATGACGGGTTCTGAATTTTCATCCCACATTCGTAATGAGTTGAATACTGTTATTCTTATACTTAATAATAGGGGATATTCTACTGAAAAGGCAATTATGGAAGGTGAGTTCAATGATATTCATAATTGGAGATATGATAAAATAACAGATTTAATGGATGGTGGTGTTGGGATGTATATATCAGATTCTTCTCAATTCAGGAATGCATTAGAAACTGCATTAGATGATGTGTCACAATCTTATGTATTAAATATAGAGATTGCCCCAGATGATCAATCTATTGCAATGAAAAATATAATTGAAACATTATGTAAAGATAATTTATGAAAAAATCTATAATAATTTCAACACGGTCTAATACAAAGTTGGCCAAACAAGTTGCTGAGAATCTTGGTATGAGATTGACCAAGGTGAAAATTAGAGATTTTCCTGATTCAGAGATTTATGTAGAGATTAAGGAGAACATTCGGTTAGAGGAAGTTTTTATTATAGCTGGATTTAAATCTGGGGTAGGTTCTAATAGAAACAATGATATAATGGAATTGATGTTACTTATTGATGCAGTTAGACGTTCAAATCCATCTGTTATTAATGTTATATTCCCATATTATGCATATGCTAGACAAGATAGACGTACTAATAGAAGTCCTATATCTGGTAAGGTGTTTGCTAATATGCTCTGTTATTCTGGTATAAATTCAGTAATCTGTATGGATTTACATTCTTTACAAACACAAGCATTTTTTAATAACAATGTTGTTTGTGAACATATATCAGCTTTAAAAACTATGAGGGATTCTATTGTTGCCGCAATTGTTCCTTCTTATTGGGATGTTGTGGTTGCTGCTGATGTGGGTGGTTCTGGTCGTGCAAGGTATTTTGCAAAGGAATTAAATTTACCAATCGCAATTATTGATAAACGTCGACCAGAGCCGGGTATGTCTGAAGTTATGAATGTTATTGGTGATGTTGAAGGTAAAAAATGTGTTATAGTAGATGATATGATTGATGGTGGGGGAACATTGGTTGGTGCTGCAGAGGCATTAAAGTTGTCTGGATCGGTGAGGGTTGATTGTGTTGCAGTTCATGGTGTTTTTTCTGGAAAGTCTATTGAACGAATAGAACAGTCTGATATCGGGACTTTGTATATTACAGATTCCATAGAACATACTTCTGAGTTGACATCAAAGATAAAGGTAATAAGTGTAAAGGACTTGGTATCGGAGACGATACGAAGATTTCGTAATGGTGAATCATTAAAGGCGTTAGTATCATGAAAGAGAAATTTAAATTTTTAGGGTTATTATTTGCTATTTTTATTTGTGCAAATGCAATATTAATAGGTATTGGGTATATTATAAATGTCAGTTTAAATTAAAATATGACTTGACATTTGGTTAAAAATCTGTTATAATGGTGTTAAATATTAAAAGGAGAGTTTTATGAGTAAAAGAGCTAAACCATTTAGAAGTGATCAAAAGAATGCCCGTGGGAAATCATTTGGTAAACAAAGTGGGCATGGGTCATATACAAAGAAACGACATCCTACTTCTAAATGGGTATTAAATGGGGCATTGCCATGAGAGAAAGTGAAACAATGGAATTGCCATATTCTGAAGGATATGATGAAACTAGAGTTTTATCAGAGATAAGAGATTATATTGGATCTACTTATGTGTCACATTATACTAATGATAATAATGATATACAAGTACTTGATATATATCGTGCTAGGGGAACTATGACTAATACGTGTATTGATAATTCATTGAAATATTTAATGAGGTATGGTAAGAAGAATGGTTCTAATAGAGATGATTTGCTAAAGGCTGTTCATTATATAATATTGGCATTGGGGAATGAATCGCATTAGGAGTATATTATGGAATTTGGGGATTATTTTTTACCGTCATTAAGTAGTTCTTTATTTATTATTGTTAGAGAAGGTATAGAGATATTATTACTTTTGATGATAATATTAAAGTTGACGGAATATGAACATAAGAGATATGTATATTTGGGTTCATTTGTAGGTATACTGTCATCAATCTTGGTTGCTTATTTATTTGTTGATATATTTGAACATTCTGATTTAGAGTTATTTGAGGGTTATGTACAGGTTATAACTGGGTTGATGTTATTATATATTTCTGTTTGGTGTGTTAATGCAAATAAACATATTAACGAACATTTACAATATAATAATTCCATGGCATTTGTCTTAGTATCGTTTTTTACTATATTGAGAGAAGGTGTAGAAGTTGTGTTATTTTATTTCTCATTATATACATCAGTATTATCAGATGTTATTGGTATGTTATTTGGATTTTTGATTGGTATTGGTATATTAGTATATATTGGAACACGTATTAACAATTTTAATACGAAATATATATTTAAAGCTTCATCATATGTATTTCCGATATTTGCTTTGTATTTTTTATCTTCTGGAATACACGAATTTGCAGAATACTATGAGGTTGAATGGTTACATAACATTCTTATAATATATCATGACTCCTAAATATAGATATGGAAGATATAATATGGATATTTTTATTAGGAATATGTGCTGGGTTTTCATTCAGGGCAGGGTTTAGACATGGTTGGTATTTAGCTGTAAATGTCACATTACATGAATTGTATAAAATGGGCATTATTAATGAAAAGGTATTAAATGAATATACAAAAAAATGAATATTGACGTATTGATTGAAATGTCTATGGGAACTTCACATATTAAATATGAAGTTGATCATAAAACGGGTGTGCTTAGATTTGATAGATTTTTACACACATCAATGCACTATCCTTGCAATTATGGTTGTCTGCCAAATACAATAGGTGGTGACAATGATGCTGTTGATGTTTTGGTAATAACACCATATCCACTAATACCTAATTGCAAAGTATTATGTAATGTCATTGGGGTTCTCCATATGGTAGATGAGTCGGGTGACGATCCTAAAATATTGGCAGTACCTGTTGATGAGGTATATTCTGATTGGTATGATATTATAGATGTTCCGATTGAACAGTTGGAGAGTATATATCATTTCTTTGAACATTATAAGGATTTAGATGAAAACAAGTGGGCAAAAGTTAATGGGTGGGGTGATAATTCAGAGGCTAAGAGAGTAATTGATGATGGTATTTATAGATATAATAACAGATGTTAAGGAATAATTATGTTTAAATTTGGTAAAGATAAAGAACCAAGTGAAGAAGAATTGCAAGTGATTCAAGATAAGCTTGAAGTTGATTTTTTTAATACACATGCAGTTAAAGTGGGTATGTCGTGTTTGGCATTTAAGGATTGGGATAGTAATAGTGGAAGTGGTGGTGTTATTAAACGAATACTTGATGAAAATAATGTGTTGATTGAATTTGAGAAAACTAATGGGGTTTATCATATTGATAATTTGAAAAGAGGTTAGTCATGAAAAAACGAAATAAGGTGTTATTAACGGTAGGTACGTTAGTTGGTGTATATGGTGCATATGATATTAATTGGAATTCTTTAGTTGGAGAGTATATTCAACGTGGAGTTGACGTTACAAATAATGTAAAACAAACTGAAATAGATATGTCTGCTATTGAAGCAAAACTCAAGAATGATATTAAGAATGTTAAGGACATAACGACACAAAGATTGGGCGAATATACATTTACTGGTGAATTTGGTTGTGGCGCTAACCACCATATAGAGGGTGGATGTGGTGGAAATCATATGCCAGAAGAGAAATATGAAGAATTGCCGTCAGAGCATAATCCAGGAAATAAATTATAAAGGAATATTATGAAGTATAGAATGCAAAGGATTGTTTATAAGTGGTTATTACGACCTATATTGTTTAAATTGTGTCCTGAAACGGCACACGATGTAGTTAAAAATATTATAGGATGGGTTCAACGTATCCCATATAGTAAAAAGTTATTGAGATATTTATATAGGTATGATAATACTATGTTATCTCAAGGTGTAAATGGTGTTCATTATAGTAATCCATTGTTGATTTCTGCTGGATTTGATAAGTATGGGGTATTGCCACCTGTCATACGTGATTTAGGATTTTCTGGTATTGAACTTGGTTCATTTTCAAAAGAACCACATGATGGTAATCCACCGGTTAGATTATGGAGAGCGGTTAAGTCACAATCTATTAATGTTTGGTATGGGTTGAATAATTCTGGTTCATTACATGTGGCAGACCGTGTTGCCCCTGATTGGAAACATGCCGATGGTGTTTGTGGTGTATCAGTTTCTGCAACAAACGGTGTATCTGATAAGGATGATGTTATAGATGATTTATTAACTTCATTTAAACGATTGTCTCCATATGGAGATTATACTACTATTAATCTTAGTTGTCCTAATTTGGGGGTATCTAATCCCTTTTTTGATATGGAAAATTTAACAGAATTGTTAGTAAAGGTTAAGAGTGTAAGAGAATTGATGGGGTTGAATGAATATCCTGTATATTGTAAGATTGGTCCAGATCATACAGATGAAGAAATCTGTCAGATGATAGATGTTATGCATACGTATGGTATTAATGGTATTTTGACTTGTAATCTTACAGTAAAACGTGAATTGATACCCGATGATGATAAGGTTACATATGTCATACATGGTGGTAAGATAGAAAAACGAGTTATGCCAGATGACCGTGGTGGTTTAAGTGGACATATATTACGTCCTATGACTAATCATATAATTAAGGTATGTGGACAACATGTTAAAGATAATGAATATAAATTTATAGTTATAGGTATAGGTGGGTGTGATACTGCTGAAGATGCTTATTTGAAAATAAGAAGTGGTGCGACATTAATACATTTGATTACTGGTATGATATTTCACGGACCTCAAATTTCAGCTGAAATTAATATAGGACTTGTAGAATTACTTAGACGTGATGGTTATAATAATATATCTGAAGCAATTGGCGTGGATTTACGTTGAGTGTAAGTGGTATCGTATGACGATGACGTTAATGATTATTATGTGTCTGTATTTAAGGCAGTCATTGAGTGGGTATGTTATCGTTTAGATATACCAGATGATATTGAAATTAAAATTTATGTTGATGATTTAAGTAATGAACCCGGTGGACCATTACGTGGATATGCATTATGCGACCCAGATGATAGGAGTTCATATGATATATACATTGATCGTGATATGGATAGGGGTACAATAATTAGTACGGTTATGCATGAGATGGTTCATGTATATCAGTATATAAATTTAAGAGAATTAGATGAAGATTATGCTTATTCGTTTGAATATGTATTATATTATGATTTTATGATTGAACAAAATGGGAGTGTGATATGAAGAAAGTTGTGTTGGTATTTATGGTATTATTTTTGGTTGGGTGTTCTGAAAACAAAGATAAGTATGAAGATGCCGTATATAAATTATTTGAGAATGAACAAGACCTTATAGATTATTCAATTGAGCCTAGGTCATTTAGTAAGTGTGTGGTTGATGTATCTGGGAAGAATATGTCTGGATATGTTACGTTTGATCCAAGACGTGGTAAAGAATATGGATTATATTCAGATTTAGTTAAATTTAAAACAGTTACCGAGAACTATTCTTCTAAATTTAATAAAGAACTTCATACTATGGAAGAACTTACTCCTAAAGATATGTGGTATAGATTAAAGCGTGAATTTGGTCAAAAGGGGTTAAGTGATGCTCATAGGAATTTTAGTGAGAGTGTATTAACGTGTATGGAATCGTTTGTTAGTCGGGCGGTTGGATAATTATGGAAATACAGATATTAAAATCAAAAATACACGGTGCAACAATTACAGAATGTGATATTGATTATGAGGGTTCTTGTGGTATTTCCAATGATATATTAGAGAAGGCTAATATATTACCTTATCAACAAATAGAAATATATAATATTAATAATGGTGAGAGATTCACAACATATGCAATCCCCGATGAAAGATCTTTTACTATTTCAGTGAATGGTGCCGCAGCAAAATTATGTGATGTTGGTGATAACGTTATAATAGTTGCATATGGTACAGTTACTTGGGAATATCATTTGCAGTTAATTGAAAGTGGGTATTTCCCCACAGTAGTTACTTTTCTTGATACGGTAGACCCTGTTAATCAAATGGCATATGGTGAACGGTGGTATGATAATGGGAGTCAGGTGGGGAAATTGCCACCAAGACAAACCTGGCCTTACCCGGGAGAAGTCACGATTGAATCATTAACGTGTGTGAAGGAAACGGTGGATGTTCATGCATCTAAGGGTGTAAGGTGTAAAACTTAAAATGAAAAGAAATAAACGTAAAGAGGATTATGAAAAACAAGAAAGACTTTTGATGATGGAATTTGAGAAAAAATCAGAAGATAGAGAAGAAAAACGCCGATTAGAAAAAAAGGCAAAGAGACATAATCCAATATATGAACGAGATTGGAACACACCAGGTGCTGGTGGTTATGGGTCGGGTGGATACTCAACCTCATATCAAGATTATGAGGAAAGAAGAAAAAGAGAGCAAGATCCGACAGGAATGAATTATGAGAGTTTAGACAATAGAATTAAATCTTTGCGTAAAATAGAGTCAGAAATAAAAAGAAAACTTAAATAAAAGCTTGACAATTCTGACGCAATGTGTTATTATAGTATAAATACTAATACAACTTTATAAAAAAAAGGAGTATTTATGATTACACGGACGAAAAATAATCGAATACATTATATTGATTCTGATATGGGGTGGGGTGATTATAAGTTAATAATTATACTTTCTTTATTTTTATCATTAATAATTTTAGTAGTTTGGACTTCTAGATTGTTGGAGAAGATTCCTAGTTTTAGTAATACAGATATAGTATATCCATTAGTAAAGAAGACACAAATTAAAATATGACAGGTGAAGTATGGGAATGATGATACAACCAATAATTGAAGGTGAAGGTGGTGGTAAATTGACAGAGGATATTTTATGTATGAAGTGGGATGATTATAAAAAATGTGGACATAAATTTGATGACAGATATACGTGGAGACAAGAAAACACAGTAAAGGTTATTGAGGGAAATGTGACGGTGTTAAAAACTTGACAATTCCGACATTATGTGTTATGATCATTATAAGTACTAAGTTAAAATAATATTGCGGGTGTAATTTAATGATAGAATATCTGTATACCATACAGAAAGAGGCGGTTTGATTCCGACCCGTCCGCTCCATTTAAATTGAGTTTCTTATTTCTCAATGAGTTATAAAAAATAAGAACAAAGTTAGTATTAATCTTCAGTGAAAGTTTCAGTGAAAGATAATACTTTTTATTAAAAGGATGTCAGTGATGTCCTTATCATTTGGTCAGTAGACCTCTTTATTAGAAGGAAAGAAAATGTTAGAATTAAATTTTGATTTAAAAGACTCATTAAAAAGGTGTCCACCTGAATATATTTATGGCATAGGTCCCAATGGGGAAAAATGGTATGGAGAGCCGGGAGTGCAATTTTTGAAAAGACATGTTATGAACTTAAACAAAGTTAGGTTTGATGTCAATGACCAAAACAAGGTTGAAGAAAATATTAAGGAAAATATATCAGAAATTGGGGAATCTTTTTTAGCTAAAAATTGGGATCATGGTGAACCACCGTTGCAATATGAAGACTCACGTGATGGTAATAAGGGTACTACTGGGTTTCACCGTTACGAGGCGGCAAAGATTCCGCAGTGGGATTGTTTACCTTTTGATAAGGTAGTTTATAGAACTCCATTATTTAGAGAAATTGCAAAACACAATTCAAATAATGGCAATCCAAAGAAAATTAACAGGATTAAAGATACAGTTAATTCTGTTAAGAGGTGTGTTGAGCAAAACACTATTACTGCTGATAAGTTGGTAGACCCAGAACAAATCGCAATTAAAGATCTTATTATCAAATTGACTCCTGGTAAGGATACAAAACATCGTAATTTGATACTTAAAAAGTATAGAGCATGTGATAGCGGACATGTTACACTTAAAACATGGGATAGTGATTCAGCCAACGCTTTCTGTAAGGAAAAGACGTTGCCATATAAGGGATCTGTTAATGAACAGGAATCTGGAAAATGTGGTTATGTTAAACCCCAAGGCACATTTAAACCATTATTGCATGATTGTATGGCATTAATTGTTAATGAGAAGGTATCTAAAGTTGATGGTGTGTATATTCCAATAGAAATCCGAGGGTTTATAGAAGACCCATCGCCGGCATCTGACGTTCTTAAAAGACAAAGGATGGCGTGGTTAAAAAGTTTTAAAAAACATGTTTTGTTGTTTGCTAAAGAGTTTTATGAGAAAACTACGGGTCAAGAGTATGTTTTTGATTTACCTATAGTGTTTAAGGGGTTTCTTCATCAAGATATTTCACCAATTGAAACGAAGGATGGATTACCAAAGGAACAGTCTGTTATTTTAGAAGATTGGATGTTGGAAGAGGTAAATATCAAATAGTGAGATCGTTAAACAACTATAAAACACCACTAAGGTATCCAGGTGGTAAATCAAAGGCAATGAAGTATTTGTTTCATGATACCAAACTTCCAGCCAATATAAAGGAGATTACCCAGTACCGAGATGCTTTCGGTGGTGGGGGGTCTCCTTCCTTGGCATTTGCACGTTTATTCCCAAATATTCCCATTCATATAAATGATAAGTATCAGAATCTATATTATTTCTGGATTACTTTGCAGAGTGATACCGAACAATTAGTCAATA